ACCGTTCCGATGCCGCCCCCGCCGCCCACCGCTACACTTGTTCTGAGCGCAAGATAGTTGGTGCCGTTGCTGAAGATCGTTGCACCCTCACCGGTTGCGAGTGTGATCGATGCCGCGCCGTTGATCGTTGAGGTTGTCGGCGTGATCGTTACCGTGCCCGCCCCGAGATTATAGGCAAACGTGGTCCAGCCCGATCGGAAGTTTCCGCCGGCCGTGGCTTGTGGCAGCGTGACTGCTATGGAGGACGCGTTGCTGAACGTGACGAGCTTGCCACGATCGGAAAATACAAGCGTATAGCTTGTGCCGGTTTGAGAATTGACCGTGCCTATGTCGGCAGTCTTTTGGATCTGCCCGATTGATGCGCATGGAAATGCGCAAAGAGTAACGCAGAGAATTAGAAGTACAAGAAATCGTTTCATTAGAAAGTCTCCCATGCTGTGCCGGTCCAGTGAATTATGGCCTTATCGCGTTCGGCCAGGTTCAGGGTTGCGGCACCGTCGATTGTTTCAGCCCCGTTCGGATCGATGGCCCACACGCCCGAGTTAATATTTTTAACGTAGTAGGGGCGACCTACTCCGCGCGATGCGCCCGCGATTAGTGAGAGCGTTTTGTCGGTAGCCGCATTCAGGAATAGAACATCGTCATCATCCGTCGTTGTGTAGTCTGTGGTTTTTATGGCGACCGTGAGGCGTATAAGATTGGGCTTGCTGATCCATTTATTTCGGCCGGTTGGGGAAATGGACGTATCGCTCTTGTCAACGATCTCAATCTGATCGTCGTTGGCTGGCGTTGTTAGCTCTGATAGTCCTGAAATCTTGCTTGCCATATTGGTTCCTCAGTTTTAATCCGGTGATTCAAGTAACTCCCTGAACCTCCATTGATAAACCCATAGATCATCGGTTCGTTTTGCAATCTCAAGCGTGTCAGCATCCAGCCTGCAGAACTTCAACAAAGACAGTGAGCGCAAATTAGTTAACGTTGGGGCGTTTGCGTCGAGAGTGAGAACTTCATTTGCGCCGCTGATCTGAAACCCTGTTACTTTGCGGTAGACCATAGAAGCGTTGTTATAGACAAACACGATATAACGTCTCGCGTCCGCCAGTACGTAGTTCTCGGAGTAAGCGTGATCGACAACCGTAACGTGGTTTGTGCTAATCGAGACCGGCTCAAAATCTCGCTGCATTGACGGTACCCACAGATATTTGAATGCACCCGCACGTTCGTAATACCAGCCGAGGAATGACGCGTTCAACTCTCGGCCTTTAATCCAGATCCGGTAACTAAATGATTCTTGTGCGCCAGGCGTATCGGACTCGAGACCAAATACTCCTGACTCAGAATCTGCTTCGACCACATCTCGCTCGATGTCATATTCCCGTTGCTCGCTCCAGTCATTTGGCTGCCACGTTGACTCCTTGAAAACTTCATAGTCTTTATAGATTTCAGCCGGGGTGAATGCTGTGATTCGGTTCGGCGTAGTCTTTTCGTCTTCGGCAAGCAGCCGAGCTGTAATAACAAGATCTTCGACTTCCGCAGTCTGCCCGCGTGGTGAAGATACGTTGATGTAGCCGCGGCGCGCCGGACAAACCTCCGCGTGACCCGCGTAATCGTTCTCAGTAGGTGTCAACGGCTCGACCGAATTACCGTCGAAGCTTAGAATCTCAATAGTTTCGGATTTGGTTATCTGCCCGGCATTATTTAGCTGACGGATCTGGACGAATCCGCCGACCTCATAATCTTTGCAAGCCGTGGTCACCGGGATGCTGGTTGCGCCACTTGAGAGTGACGCGATGATTTCACGATCCTCAAGGATTGGAATGAACCATTTGACGTGTTGATTAGCCCAAAGTTTCGCGCGCAACGCACGGCGCTCTGAGTTATCGCGGAGCATTTGGTTAAGTTCGATTTCCCGACGGGGTTTCGGTCTAGCTTGTTTTGCCTCTTCGGGACCGCTAATTGCTTGAGATATGTCGGTTTTGAATGAGATCCTTTCGATCAAATCGTCTGCCCAATTATGACGAAAAGGAAACTGAATGGGATCCGGCTCGTCGGCCCCATCTGCGATCGCTGTGGGGATAACGTTACTGGCAGCGTTTAGGAGAATCGCGTTGATCGCGCTCTCATAAATAAGAGTCGATTGCGCCAAGTTAAGTGGATAATCAAACACCATCGGCTCATCTATGCCGTCTCCACCATTGGCGAAATTACCTGTATCTCCCCCGCACCCGACCTTCCACGTACCATCAGGAATAAACTGACCACCATTAACCCAGCCACCGGCCATTGCGCCAGAGTCGAAGGCCACGTCTTGATCGGCAAGCAACTCGTTAATATAGAAATTTACGACGGTGCCGTTTCGTGACAGCATTACCCAATACCACGTTGCAGGCTCTGCGAAGAAACTTAACTCAATAGACGTAGCGCCATTGGCAGCGTGTCCGCGAATTCTGCCTTGCCCGGCATCCCACACAATGAAATTCCCGCCGCCCAACCCAAGCTGACCACTGCGACAGAGCAAAAACGCATCTGCAGCGGGATTTGTGAAGAGAAAGCCTCCATAGGACCAGTTCATTGCAGGAGCTGGAGCCGTGGCGATTCCGACCCCTTTGCCCATGGCCCAAGATGACGGATCTGTTTCGACTGGCGACGGGCGTCCGAACTCCGCTTCCGGAAAGTGCGTCCCGTCAGTGCCGCCCGTCGCGCTGCTGGCCATAACGGACCCCGAAAGCGCATCTAAGCGCCACCATTCAGTGGGCGTAAGACTATCAACCGTTTCCTGAAAAGCTGCCATCGCTACTCCGTTATTCTCGCGGTTCCATCCTCAAGCAGTCGGGTTGTGCCGTCTTCAAGTAGCCGGAGATCGATTTCAGTAACAATGATCGATGCGCAGACTTTCACCGCGTTCGTAACACTACGCAGTGAATACGTTTCGATACAAAACTCATATTCGCCAACTGTTAAGGCTGGCCACTGAAACTCCGCTTTGTTATTCGCATCTGGCGCCAGTCTGATCGGAGAGAGAGTTTGCGATCCTCCCGGTTCAGTAACGTAAATTCTCGCGTACTGACCTCCCGGCCCATATGAACCGAAGACTATTCCGCCCGTGATGAACATGCCCACCGAGCCACCGTTCAATTCCAGCGCGGTGAGGGTTAGTCCGTCTGGTAAAAACTCCGCGCTATTCCAGCTCGCACTTGGTGGCGCCGTGTTCAAAGCTTCGCCCGGATCTCCGTGTGACGTCGCGCCTGGCTCTCCAAAGGTGCGGGCTCCGGTCGCGAACTGATCTTCGATCAGATCGAGCGCATAAGTGGGAACGTGAGAGGAAGGCTTGCGGACTTTCTGCACTCGCATCACGAGTGAGAATGTCGGGTTGGTCCATTCAAACCTTATCACTTCGCCTCGATAGCGAAGCCGGCCGAAGGACGGAAGGACAGGTACTTGCATCGGGCCGCGCGGGACAGCGAGCGCCCGGCCGTCGCGAGTCGCGAGCATGTTTCCCAACGTCGAGTCGGCTACTCCGACGTATTCATTTGTTCGCGGTACGATGCGCCCGCCCTGGATAACCTGATTTGCTGGATCGATGTAGACCGCCGGCCGTTGTTTGAAGTTATTGTTTTGATCTCCGAAAGTGACACTTACTTTATTAATCGTGTCCTCGTAAGTGCCGGGTAGATAGACGACTCGCGCCTCTTTTGCGATCACGTCACGACTGAGGATCGGCAGTGAACCGAAAGAGTAGTCGCGTCGAATCAGTCTCGCGGTGAGTCCGAGCGACGGCGACGGATCTACAATAAGATCGCACTGTTCCTCGATGTTTCGGCACACTTCACGGGGTGATGTAGCGTTTTCAATCTTGCCGGACCACCCTAACTCTTCCTCCGCCAACTGAACCGCGACCGCTTGCCATGACGATATGTTTATTTCTTCAATCGGACAGCGAGCTCCGTAATCCTGTGACGTGGTATGTTCGTAGTAGACCTCCATTGGATTGGCGTTTTTGCCGATCTTGTGAAAGCCGGTGAGTAGATTATTCGGCTGACGTCGACCAACTACCTTCCACTCTTTCAACGCGGGTTGGTGTCCAACTCCGCCTGCGTCGAAGTAGCCGGATTCCGTAAAGCCAGAGAAGCCGCGTTTCACGAGACACGAAATTCCGTGCAGTGATTGCAATTTGTTCGGCGCTGTTACTAACAAAGACTGGAGATATGCGTTTGCGTGATCCGTGTAATTTCCTCGAGTGACATCAATCCAGCAGTATTCTCCGCCTTCACCTGGAGGCTGGTCACCGCCCCATGCCTGCGGATCGTCAAGCAGGAACCCGCCGCCGGCGTTGTCGGCGCCATTCCCGTTGTACATAATCCGATCCCGGATAAAGATTTGATCGATGTGAGTATCCGGTCCGTAGCAAAGCAGAAACACTTCACCGATGTACGAACGGTAAGCGACGGTAATGGTGTCCAGGATGGCCGCGGACAGGCCCGCCCATAGATAATCTGTCCAGCGCGAGTCTCTCTCGACCGCTCTTTGCTTGTAGTCTCCAAACCAGATTCTCTGCGGGGTGATTTCTTCAGTGCCGGCGAGGTAAGGAATTGGTCGCGCTTCGTTGGGGGCGTTATTCTGGACAAACTCTTCGAAAGTCGTTTTCTTTGGCCGCGTGCGAGTCAGTTCGCCCAACCACATTTGCGCCGCCAACAATGCGAGTTGAACAAACATCAGATGACACCCCGCACGGCCGGATCGACGTTCGGGGTGTATTGCCAGCCGCCGTGATTTTCACCGTTGTTTGTGTCGGCTTGGTATTTGTTCGCCCACGTCTCATAGGTGAGATCGTCGCCCGGATAAATATCGGCAGAAAATCCCGCGTCTAAGGTGAAACGCGGAAAGGCCGCGCTCAAAGTAAGGGTTTTATTTCCCGAGATCGTTTTGTGCTCGATGATGGTTCTCTTGTCGCCATCTGGCGCGACGATCATTCCGCCCGCAAACCAATCATCAAGTTCTGTGATACCCGAAACGATAAGCACGTCGCGCTGATCGTTCAGCGAGGTGATCGTAATGCCAACGCGGTAACTTTCCATGTCGACACCTGAACGTGGATCGAAAACCGAATACCTGGAAAGTGCCGACAGGGAATCGCTTATCGATTCACGTTCGAAGAAAAGCCAAACCGTCTTGCAGTGGAATGAGACTGTCGAACTGGAGAGATCAAATGACGGTCGCACTACCCAGCCCTTGTAGTTGATAGTCGCTGCTTCCGACTCACGATCGAACTCGTAAATCGTGATCTTGATCGGGTAAGGCGGCGGGCCCAGCACAAACAGAGTCGCGACTTCGTTATTCTCGTGAATTGTTATGTCAATCTCCGCGTCTTCGGCTTCCTCGGAATACGTTGGGCTGGTGTGTTCGATCTGAATGTAGCGATAGGTTTCTCCGTTGTAATCTTGGTTTTCTGCCACGTCAGAATAAGTGAACGCGCCCGATGGCGTTTCGAAGCGATAAAGAAAGTTGAGTTGTTCGCCAGTCGCTACCATTTAGAGAGTGAATACAAGCTTGCCCGATGAGAACTTCGGAGCCTTGCCGACCTGGACCACCTTTGCGGGCAGAATCGGACCTCCGTTATAGATTTTTGTGAATGCTCCTGATGGAGTGTCGACGATGTCGAAAAACACAAGGTTCCCGTTTCCAAGTGTGCTGGGCGACGGATATTCAATGAGAGCTGAATTAGCAATTCTCCCGTTCACCGTGGCGGCGAAGACCGATCCGTCTCGAGTGATTGTGTAGCGCTCATAACCATCGTAATTTGTCTCGGTTCCGCCGCCCGCTCTGCTTGATGGCTCGACCAGCAAACGCATGTAGAGATCGGCTTCGATATCGATCGCGACACCGTTGTAAAGAAAGTCGTAGATCTCGCTGGCTACGCTGAATCCTATAAATCCGGGCACCTTAACTTCTCCTGTTTGCTAATCGACTGATCAAATGCTGGTTTTTCATCAAGTGCGTTTTGATAATGGTTTCTCCTTCCGGACTATTCAGGAATTCCGGAACTAAATTTTCAGTGGTCAAGATTTGTCGCAAACGAATCTCGGACGATCGTCCGCCGGCGTGGGCGAGGGCCGCATGAGGCAAAGCGTCGATGTGCGAAGGAGAACGCATGACGGATCCGAGCAAATCCATTTCCGCTTGTCGGGGTGTAATGAAACCGCCCGCTGCAAAACTGGGCATGCGACCGAACAATCCTTTTGTTTGAGCCAGGTAGGACTTCAGGATCTCAAACTGCCGTGCGGCATGTTTCGGATCTGTCGTTAAGACCGCTTCTGGATAGCCGCCCTCTACGATATGGCCCATGCCGCCGGGAACGGCTGGAAATATTCCTGTGGCCGCAGCGAAAGCGCTGCCCAGCCCGCCCACTGCTTGCGCCCCTGCCCCCGCCGCCACACTCGCGGCAAACGCGGCCCCAGCCGCGATAATCGAAGACGCGAAAGACGCGGCAGAGGTGGCGACACTCGAAAGCCACGTTGTCGATGCCATGGCACTGCTCGTGGTTAACGCTGTCGCTGCTGCTGTGCCGCCGGTGGTGAGCGCGGTTCCGGCGGCCGTTCCGGCGCTTGCGAGCGCAGTTGCCGCTGTGGTATCAGCGACCTTCGGTTGGAGTCCGAACAGTTTAGAGAGAAAACCTCCGGGGGTTCCTTTGGTATCGCCCGCCGCTGGTTTGAAAATGCCCTCCAGTTTGTCCGTAATGCTTTGCGCGGCAATCTTGTTGAGTGTATTTAGAAGTGACTCACCAAAAGAGATAGCGGCGTCTTTCAGACCATCAAATCCGCGCCGAGCATTCTGGAAGATCCCTTCGAAGCCCTGCTCGATATCCGAAAACAAATCCTGATTAATTTGCTGTCCGACGCCATCGATCACCGCGCCAAGACGCTGCACTTCCTGAATCTGTGCTCGGATGCGTAATGCCTCGTCTTCTTGACCTTTGGTGGATTCTGCGAGTTGGAGTTGCGCTTGGAGAGTGTCAAGCAGGCGATCTCGGGTGAGACCCTGAATCGCGAGGATCGCCGCTCTTGCGTCCTTCTCACTCACAACGCCATCCAGCACCTTGTTTTGGATCGTTGTTTCGTGAAGTCTCAATTCAGCAAGCGTTCGCTCGACGTCGACACTCTGTTGCTGAATAACCGCGCGCTTTGAAGCGATGTCGAGCAGTTCAAGCAGATCTCTTACGGGCTGAGGTAGTTCTTCCAGGTGAGCACGCAGGGTTGATATGTCGACATTATTAAAGGCTGCTTGCAATTCAGGCGTGAGCCCGGAAACATCAACCCGCAATTCTTCGATTGTGTCTTTGAATCGCTGTCTGAGCCTTATAGCCGCGGCGTCTGCCGTGCTTCCTTGTTCGTCAAGTAATTCGGCCGATAACTCGGTTTCTTGTTTCCCGATTTCTTTAAGTAGGTTCCGTTCCTCACGGGTGAGATCAGTCGCGACATCCTTACGCTTCTTTTGAAGCAGGAGAATACGCGTGCTGATTTCGGCGCCCTGCGTTTCCCAATCATTAAACTCTTTGGCGAGCTTGGTTTGCTTTTCCTGCTCTGCCGTCTGAAGCGCAATCTCTTTCGCGCGTCCCTTTAGTTTTGGATCTCGATTGATTTCCTCAACGACATCGGTAAATTCGCGCTGGATTTGCTTGCGACGTTCGGCGAATTCTTCGTCGAGTGCACGGCTCAGGCCTTTTTCTTTGGCGAGCTCAGCATCAATCTGCGCTTCTTCCAAACGTTTACGTTCTTCGAAATACTTCCGGACCGACGCGGTACGTTCATCAAAACTATTTTTCAGTGCTTCGGATTCTCGATTTAGCCCATCTTGAGTTAACGCAAGCTGTTGCTCGATGCCGGCGCGTGTGAGGGCAATCCGATTCTGGGCCTCAGTGTCGGCGAATTCTGTCTGTGCTTTGGCTAGTTCTTTCTGTGCCTTTCTGAGAGCATTCGCGGCCTGTTTGTCTCCCTTGCCGTCCGACGATCCCCCGGCTCCACGTCCACTCTTTTGGCGGAAGATCCCGGCACTTGGTCCCACGTTGGGGCCAAGGTTGGCGGTGTCCAAAGCGGCGCTACCAGCGCCAACTGCCAACCCTTCTGCCGCGGCTTTTCGCATTTCTGCAATTAAGCGGGTGCGTATGATTCCGGCTGCTGGTCCAAGTGCTACATCTGCCGCAGCCAGCAGAATCATCTTCGATAGAGCATCGGAGATTTGAGGCGAGCCCGCGATGAAGGTCGCTGCCAAAGAAAGGATGAGACGCGAGGCCAAAGAGGCGCCAGCATCCGCAAACGCAAATGCCTGACGGATAATGAACGCGACCATAGTTTTCATGCCACGATCGATTATCTGAATCGCTTTCGAGAAAAATTCGGACAGGCTGTCGAGCGCGTTGATGATGATTCGCGAAAAGGCCCTCCACGCGCCACGCCAGTCTCCGTCGATTAATTTCACAATAAGATCGACAACGTTCCCAAAGAAGCGCAAAAATGCTTCGACGGTTCGGGTGATGACCTCAAAGCTCTTACTGATGACCTCGACGACGGACTTCCCGTACCTCTCCCACGCTGCGGTGATGAATCCGAGCACTTTTGCGGTGATTGACTGGAGATCCGGAAGAATGCGCTGGACAGCTTCCTGGATAACTGCGCGGATGCGTTGAAAGGCGCTCAACACCGCCGCTGCCGCCGATGTAACGAGTCCTCTTATGTTGAGGAAATTCGTTTTCCAGGCAAGACCCAATGCCGCGAGGATCGCGACCCACTCACCGATGATCGCTACTACCCCTCCGATCAATGCGGCGAGCGCCGGCAGTCCGATTGTGCCTATGACGGAGGCGACGACGCCAATGGCCCCCGCCAAACTTCCCAGCCCGGTCACAAGTCCGCCAATGAGAACCAACGCTGGTCCAAGCAACGCCGCGAGACCACCGATCACCAACAAGGCCTGTTGTCCTGGTTGGGGTAAATTCGCAAAGCCATTGCTAAGTTTTTCAACAACCGGGATGAGCGCGTTTATCGCCGGCGTGATCGCGTTCAGGATCGCGAGCCCCAAAGGTCGCAGTGCGAACGTCAACCGATCCGCTTGTTTGGCGAGTTGCGAGCCAATTGATTCAGTAACATTGTTAAGCGCCTGATTTCGCGAGGCCGCCTCAGCAAACGCAGTAAAGAATGCGTCTGTGGTTGTGAGGCCCATCTTCTTCGCTGACTCGCGAACTGCCTTTGCGTTGACCGGAGAATCAACGTTGAGCAGCTCCGCGATGATCTGGCCAGCAACCGGTGACTGTCCGACAAGCTCCTTGAGGTCGGTGCGTTCAAAGTTCTGCGACACTAACTGAACAAGGTTTTGAGAAAATCGCGCCGGGTCTTCTATTTGCTGGACCGCATTCAACCGTCCGATGGCAGGTAGGACTTTATCGATCGTGCTGACCGTTACTTTCGCGAGGCGTAACTGAGAATCCAACATCAATCCGAGCGATGTTGTCAGTCCAGGTGTTTGTCCGGCGGTTTTGATCAGTTCTTGTAACCGTACTTCCGCCGCTTCAGCACCGCCCGTGAAGGCTTTTAGCGTATTGACTTCGGCATCAATGTCCTTCGCTGAATCAACCGCGACGATACCAAGAGCAGCGAGCGGCGCTGTTAAGGCGACCGACAAGGTCCGTCCAAACGACTGGAGACCGCTGCCAGCCCGGTTTAGTGTCGTTCCGATCTTCCCGAGTGACTTCTCAAGAGTTCCGGATGAACGGGAGAGGCTCAGCTTTTGCCGTTCGAGACGCGCCGCCGCTAGGCGAGCACGCTCCATCGCGTTTGCATTGCGCAGTTGCGACGCCTCAAGGCGTTTCTGTCGCGCGTCCAGTTCTGCGGATGCGAGTTGAAGTTTTCGAAACGCCTGAGCCTGTTTTTCTGCGCCCTGGGTTGCTCGTGAAAAACTTTGCGCGGTGTCGCGAGGCTTAACGTTCGCGGTGTTCTGCAGCTTCTTAGTGAATCGATCGAGATCTCGCTCTGCCTTGGGTAGCCCTCTAAGCAGCGTTTCAATTGCGATTACGATCTTTGATTCAGGTGTTGACAACCGATAGAAATCCTCTTTGGATTTCCACTCGGCTCTCTGGCGATACTACGCGCGGGTGCTCACTGTGGCAGGTGTCTTCATCTTATCAGAAGTTGTTTGTTTGAGGACGGTCGCGAGTGAGATGTCGTTCAGCTTTTTGCAGCGCGAGCATTTTAATCTGACCACGCCCACCAGGTTATGGCTTATCTGGCAGAGGAAGTGATTGCAGTTATAGCAACGAGCATCAATCAGCATCTTCAGTGTCCTCGTGCAAATCTTTCTGCCTTTGCTCTGTGTTTCTCTGGAATCAAAGCCCACAATGCAGACTGCTGGCCCTTAAATCGCTCCTGCTCGCCCGCGCTCCAGTCGCTGAAGTACTCGTGTTGTTGAGCATCAAAAGCGGCTTGCTCTTGCTCTGTAGAGGGTTCCTGATATCGACGTCCTTCTAGCCTTGCCTCGTTGATCCGGATGAGTCGGTCCTCTTCGCGAAGCCGTCGAGTCGCTTCCTTGAAGCCTTTATCGGCGGCTTGTGCAATGCGCCGGTCATAGATTCCGAGAATTCGATCGCGTCGTCGCTGCGCATCGATATCTCGTAGGAATCTGGTGAGGTGATCCCACGTGTAGTGATGGAGAATTGTTAGGTAGTCGTGTCCGTGCTGGACGAGGGTGTTGACGTAAGACCAGAGAGCGCCGGGATCGCGGCCTGAAGCCTTCCGAGCAGCGCCTTGTACCTCTCGATGTTCTCTTGGGAAAAAAAATGCGTGTTCTTTTCGATAGTAGCCGTGAGCAGCTCGAGCGCGGCGAGTTCGTCTTTCTGCGCGCCAATCCACTCGATCGGTTCGGTGGTCGCAACGGAGATCAGCCCAATTACCGACTCACCCGATATCGACAAAGCGCCAAGCACGATACTAACGATCTCGCCCTGCGATATCCCCTCACGTCTGTCAGCGAACTGCTGCACCACATATTGCAACGGACCGAGATATGTCATCGCCTGGGCCAGTTGGTGAATGCTGAATCGAGAGATTTGGTACTCCCGGCCGAACGCCGGAACGGTCACAGGAATATTCGCAAGGTTCTGCAGCTCGCTCGCTTGATCGGCTGTCGAACGTTGATCGCGGCGCGTTGAGACTTGATCTTGGGTTGCGGCTTCCACCTTATTTGGCCTCCACTGGAGTCTCGGGCTTAGTTCCCGATGCTGCGGGCTTCACTCCCATCACCGCCGGCCTCTCGCGCGTGTACGCGTCCTTCTTTGCAAAGATGAAAACGCTCACACCGGACACGGGCACGTCGGGATCACCATCCATCCTCGCAATGTAATCGTAGCCCTCGGGTGCAGTTGGCGGCTGAGCGTCTTTCTCCCCTGAGCGGAACTTGACCACAGCATAAGGATCCTGTTTTAGGACTTCCTCGGTAACGGTAATCGTCTCGACCAGCTTCCCGTCATTGTCTCGTTTCTCGTACTGCGGCATCGGTGTTCTCCCTTACGCATCGAAGTAGATGAATCGGGCAAATTGGCCCGTCGCGGCGGCTGCGGCCTTTGTCGTGTCCACTAGAACCGAACCATTGACCACGGCAGTTCCAAATTCGTCATTAATCAAGCCGAGATTCTCCAGGGGATCGAGTCGCGTCTTGAATGCCTCAGCAACGACTCGCTCAAAATCACCGCTGACCGTCCGAGCCGTATTGTAACCGTCGATCCGGATGTGCTTCTCTGGCGGAGCTGTTTTGAACACACCGACCTGTCGAGATGCCGCATTTGTGTAGTCCGCGGTAATCGGTGCGGCGATCCCTGAAACGTCGCTAAACACAATCACGCCAGAGGCGTCAATTGAGTACTTGGTATTAGAGATTGAAACCGCGTTGCCGTACAGGGTCACGGCAGAGACACGCCCCGTGGCTTTCAAGGCGTAACGCTCGCCGACTACCGGCACAGTCGAGAGCACGGCTTCGCCTGTCACGGCACCGCCAGAGACTGCAGCCGCGGTGCCATAGGAAACGATCGCCATGTTCGCTTCCTTGAAATCGTCCACGGTGATTGCGATGGTCGCCGTCAACTCTGTAATAATTCGAGCGTCCGTTGTCCGATTGCCCGTGTACGACTCTTTGTGCGTGAGTGTCTCGGTTGACAGGCCGAGCGTTGCATCTGGTGAATTACCAAACCAGGCGAAGTTAACCGGGTTGCCGGATCCGTCTCGCTCGGCGTGAAACACTGGGCCTTGACCACTGAAGAGCGGCATTGATGACCTCCTGATTAGTGACCGTAAACTCTGTGACTCGAGACTCGCTGATGTCGTTGAATCTCACGCTGACGCGCGTCGCGCACTACCTGTTGGGCAATTGATCGGCGCACCGACTCTTCCTGATGATGGTCGAAAAACGTTGCTGGCATAATTGGCTGCTTCATTTCTTCATACCACTTCACTGCTTGCGCGCATTCATGGCTGGTCCAGTTGTGGACGTAGAACATATGCCCAATCAACTGGCCCAGGGAAACAACCTCACGGCAAGCCGTGGTAAGAGTGCCGATGATCCGCTCGCGTTCGCCCTCGATCTTATATTCGCCCCTGGCGTTAATGACTCGACCGCCGCCCTCAGTGAGCGAGAGGGGCTTGGCTCCGGGACAAATTGCAGGCATTCGCCAGTAGCGGCTAAAGTATTTTTCGAGGATGTGGGATGCGTACTCGCGGTCTGCGCTTAAAGTCCCCTCAGTCCAGTCTCGTTTAGCAACCTGCGAGTGAACTGCTTCAGATGCCGCGCCCCACACGTCTGAGCCGAGCGTGTCGAGGTTTGCAAGACGTGAAAACATCTCGCCTTGATGCGTTTCCGGCCTGAGAGATCTTCCGATCATGATGGCTTCACTTAGGTTCATCTTAGTTCCCTTCCAGTGCTTCATTAACTCTTACGGTCAACGGCATTACAGAAACATGGCAAGCCGTCCCGCCAAAACCGTCAAGGTATGGTCTCGGATTTTGCAGGCCGTCGTGCCCTTCAATGAACGCTCCCGGTCCGGCCACTCCGTTCACCCCAACTACCGCAAAGCCAAGTTTTGGATTCTTGTTCAATTCTGTTCTGATAGCCTCGTTGATGGCTGAGTGTACATTCTCACTTACGGTTACGTTTGGATCGTTCTGACCAACTTTGCCGAATTGGTAAATCGAAGTGAGCAGGAACTTGCGCGTTACGATGTTTTTGCCCCGTGGTCGTGTCTCGAGTCGCGTCGAATCCTTTTGCGCCGGCGCCTGTCCGAATCCGTCCTCAGTAATCATCAGGCAGTTAATCCGCTTGACTGTATCGCCGCCCTGCGTTGTCGCAGTATCGAGTGAAGACTGAATCACCGTTGCGTCTTCAGGCTCACCTGTCGTAAACGCCATCGCCATGTAGTCAAGGATCAGTGTCTTGTATGTGCCGCCGGTCCCAATCACCGGCGTGAGTAGCGTTTTTAATTGCGTCTTGATCTCGTTTGCTGTTGGGCCACTCATTTCACCGTTACATTCTTCGCAAATCTTCTCGCGATTTCTTGCGCAGCCTGAATCACTTTTGGCCGAGCTATCTCAACCGCAATCCTTGAGTAGCGACGGGCTTCCATGCCGGGCTTGTCGCCGTATTTCCAACCACGTGGAGCAGGCTGACCCGTTGCGGCTCCGCGTCTGCCCGTACCGAACTCTCCAAAGATCGCGTGTGGCGCAGTGGGGAATAACCGATAAACCCGCCGGCCCGGTTCCATCGCCATTTCTTCGTGCAAGGATCTGAGTGTTCGGCCTAGCCGGTACCACCTTGCTCTAATGCTGGCCTCCTCTTCACGTCGGAGTATCGGCGCGGCTTCTCCGATGATCTCGTCGCGCAAGTCTTCGATTACGCTGCGGAAGTTAAATAGAATCTTGGGAGGCTGAACCTGAACGAACTCGCTCATACCTGTTCCCCGGTCGGCGACACCCTGATCTCATAAACCGGCACGCCGCCGTTTGCCTGTAGGTGCGGATCCTTTGAAGCGATCTTGTGAATCACGCTATCAACCTGGATTGCCGTCATTGCCTTTAGCTTTGGCTTGCGTGTGCCATCTGGATCGGCAACGTGCAGTTTCCGATACTTTGTTCCGTTCGCAAGATCGTCATACTCTTTTCGCGGAAACTTCCATCCCGTCGTATAAGTGGCTTCGGTGGCCGCATGCTGGGGTCCGCTAAGGATTTTTAAAGAACCTGATGGACCAAAGATCGCGCGGTGTTCATCAAAAATGGTTGCGCGCGCCGTCGCGAGATCTATGCCTACTGTAGCCATCAGCACACGCTATGCAGATCGGTTGTAAACACCGACCGGGGACGATCGCTGTCAGCGTTGCGGGCATCAGCATCGGACCGTGAAATGCCACCGGCAAACACGTCCCCTAACGGACAAAGCGCTGGCGGTAACGGGGGCAGACCAAACGCCCCTCGCACTCGAATCGTGATTGCCTCCAGCAGTCGATCGTAGTTAAGATCTTCGCCGTCGCGCCCGCCCTTTAGCCTAATGTGCGGTTTATTTCGGATCTCGTTCCATGTGGCTATGTCTGCGACAATGGATGTTTCCTGATCTGAATTCAAAGAACTTGCGAGACCGTCGATCTTGGCGTAAGTCTCGTAGGTGATCTCCGCGACTGTAACTTTCTGAGGTCCGGTTAGCGCCATTCAAAGATCACCCGTAGATCGGATTCACAACCAAGCTTAAGGTAAAGCTCGCGTTCTGAGTGCTCGCATCAACGATTACCCATTTAACACGGAGCAGGGGAGCGATTGGACCCTGTAAAACTCCTGCTGCAAGCGCGGCGTCTGCCGGCGCTTTAATCTCACTCTCGGGTGTAACGTCTCGAAGCCATGTCGCGATGTACTTCTTGGCACCGCCGTTACCTAACACTTGCGTGAAGTGAATGAAGTCATCCCACGTCGTGCCGTCATCGGGAGAGTGCTGAACGTAAACATCCAACAGGTCGCCTGACTCAGTAGCGGCAGCCGATACCGCCAATTGAAAGATGGCTGCTTTGAGCTTGCCAACCTTTGAACCAAACGGCGTGAGCGAGCCAGAGTTACCGCTGGCCGTTTTCGCTCCTGATGCTACTAAAGTTAAGGCTGCCATTAGATCACGATGTACTGGATGTACAGTTTCGCAACAAGTCCGGTTGCGTCTCCGGTCTTCTCGTCGATCGTTACCCACTTACCGGACGCCAGCAGTTGGGCGTGGGCATTTGCGGATGTGTCGAGCAGAGGGTCCATGCTGTCAAAGACGCCGATCGCGGCATTGGCATCAACGCCGTCGAGCAATGTATCGCTCGTGGTAGTCGCGCTCGTGGGTGTGACTCCAACATCAAGCGTGCATGCTCCAGTGGCTACGGTCGTTAGGTTTAGAACAACGCGCAACACAAGGATTGAGCCGGCTTCCGGATTCTGCCAGGCTACTACTCCGCCTGTGCCCGCATGAATCGCCGCGCCGGTAAGTGATACAACGGCTGTCTTGACGCCGCGATCAAACGACACCGTACCGAACGCCGCCATGATCTGATTGAACTGCGCGGCAGTGAATGAAAGAGCGGTGCCTGCGAGTTGGATGGCCGCAGCAACGAGAGTACCAACTTTGAATTTACCTTTAGTGCCCTGATTCATGGATCTCCTTCACATGCGCGGGTACGCGCCCATTAGGATTGATTTGCCCTGCGGCCCTTCGATTGTACGGATATTTCTACTGGCGTCTGGAAGCGCGCTCTCAATACTTCATACAATTCGCCGCCGTCAAGAATGTCTTGTTTGACGATTTGAATAACCTGCTGGGCGAAGCTTGCAGCGAGCTGCGTCTGCTCGTCAGGTTCTGCGACTGCATCAATTGGCTTGAGGTAACGCTGCTCAACTAACAGGGGTGCGTTGCGCCATTCCGATGCGTCGACCTCTGTGCCTCGCGGGAATTCCGTGCCGTTTGGTCCTGGAAGTTTCTTAAGTACGACGTGTGTCTTCATTTTCGCACCTCAGAAGTCGCCGCAGTGGTTATCACGAAGCCTCTCTCATCACAAGCCTCACGCATGGCCTTGGGTAGCAAAGTTTTGTCCATTACTCTGACGCGTTCGCCTTCTCGTTTGAAGGGAACGCCATTGTCACGGCAATAGTCCTCTATAGATTGCTGATCCATTTTCCCTCCATCAAAAACCTCTGTTCTCAATAGATGCCTTGGTTCTGTCCATGTAAACCGGAGCTAATTGTTCCAGCATCTCATCCCGCTGACTGTCAGCGACTTCCTGCTCTCCGATCGGCAACGACTGCTTAAGGTGTCGCTTTTCAAAGTGCTCATTGCGGGTTTGCTCGTCTATAAACCACGCTCCGCACAGGCGAGCACACTCTTTCAAAACAGTATCCTTTGGAACTTCCGCGATATAGCCAAGACGCAAAAGCTTCTCGTCATTCTTAGTTCCTCTGAGATCCAGCACTTGCCCTCGATCGCACTTAATGTGCAAATACTGATGCGGGCGACGTGCGTAGTGTCTTGGTCTACTCATTCGGCTTACGCCACTGCCCCATTGAAAAAGTATCCGAGGTCCGTTCCGAGAATCTTATTGTCGAACGCCACTTGTGACTCAACGCGGATGGCGCCGTTTGTGAGCGGAACGAGCTCGCGCGTTATCGCGATGTCGGCTCCCATGCCTTGGCTGATTTCGCGCCACGATAAGGTGTAACAAGCAGACGGAACCAGGAGACCGGGATTCGGAGCCACGTGAAGCAAGAGGCCGTGCTTGCCGTGCACAAAGTCATAAGCGGCCGTCTCGCCCTCGTTGTTGGTGGCTTTGATTGATTTCGCGATCAGAACTTCGTCAAGATCCATCATTGCCGCGAGCAGTTGCGGCGTGACAGTTCGCCCGGTCACTCCAGTGGTGTACTTGATGCGATCGAGAATGTCCGGATGGTTCTTAAGCTTCCGAAAAACCTTGTAGCCGTACACGGCTTTGTTGGCTTCTTGTCCGGTAACTTTCAGAATGGCTTCCTTGCCGTCCTCGTTATCCTCAATCGGATCTGAGCCTGTATAGTCAGACCACAGAGTAGTTGGCGTGACATCGTTGGCCCATACTCCGGTCTTAAACGCATCATCAACCCACTGGACCTCCTGGCGGAGTAACATTCGCTGCGTTAGCCAGAGAGTTGCGTCACGATCAGGATCGATGTGAGAGTCGCAGTTCGCGCGCATCTGCGGTCCAATGTCTTTGTGTAACGCGAACACATCACAGGAATACCCGGTTGTGTTGAGACCGTAGCCAGACCCTGCCGATTCGGCGCCATCGGCGCGCTTCTGCGCTTCGTCACGGAGAAAGTCGTTTTTATTGTAGACCGTGATTTTGTCGGTCTGTTTGTCGACCGGCACTATTGGCGCGACTCTCGTAGCGATGAACTTGTCATTCGACTGCATGTAGGCAGTCGACGCGTTAGTTAGTGGCCGGTCTACGTGAACCTGCGACTGGGTTGGTTGCATGAGCCAAGTCCTCTCGAATTGAAGGGCTCTGAGCTCATGGCTTCTGGCCTCTGGGGTTGGGTTTCAACGATTCGTGTCGTTTGTCCGTCGACAACTTCAACGTTACGACCGCAACGACATCTAATTTCCACCGATCCGGTGAACGATGCGTTGAACAGCAAGTGACGACTCGCCGGGCAGCGCACAGGGGTTAAGCCTTCAAGCGCCATTCATTACGCCAGTGTCCGGCTACTCACACAGCTAATGAGCGCGGTGATAATGCCGCCCGCGGCGCCGTTCCCGGCCTTCACAAGACCGTTGATGTGTTTCGTGGTGTCGGCTGCGGTATAAGCTGCGGCCTGGCCGTCTGCCGAGGTTCCAATCGAGTCGCCGGCGGTCAAGTCAGCATCACCTTGCAGCTTCGTCTCCCCGATATGGCAGACCTTCAGAGTTCCGCCAGACACGGCGTCTTCTTGTGACACGCCGCAAGGTTTATCAGTTACGCCAGAACACTCAATCACCGTATTGTCTCCGGAGTATTTGACGTACTTGTATTGGGCGATTGTGCCGCCCGCTGTGGGGCTACTACAAAGCGGTTGCTGTCCTTCGACCATTGTGCGGGATCTCCTTAACTGTGGCTCGGGCAAATACTAGTTATTGCTAATACGCTCTTCATTGCGATATTGGCTTTGAAGATCGGGGTTCGCGGTCCAGGCTTGATCCCAGGCCTGCTCTTTTGTCAGCTTCGGGTTAGCGGTTCTGATTGCGTCAGCTTTAGCTTGAATCGCTGCCTCTGCGCTGCCTTCGGCAGGACCAGAAGATCCGATCTCTTTGAACAGTCCCGATTGCCTCAACTGCTCCGCGACCGCATTTTGCTGCGTCACGTAAGCCTTGAATCGCGGCGACTGTTCGCCGTCTCTCTCAGACGTGGCGAGGTGTTCCAGCATGTCGAGATGAAATGACTTTTCTCCCGACCAGTCTTTCGCGAGTGACCCGAATCGAGTATCACGATCCTTCTTTTCCATCAAGGCCACGCGTTTCTCCAGACCTTCGGCCTTTGCTTTTTCCGCGGCTAACTCCCCAGCCTTCGCTTCTGCTTCCTGTTCAGCCTTGGCCTTGTCTGCCCTTAACTGCTCGACCTCAGCAACGTTGGCGTCAGTCGGTTTGTCCGCGGCGGTTTCGGCTTTTGCATTCCCTCCGTCTGCCTTTGGCGGATCGGTCGTAGCTTTGTCGGGAGTCTTTTCCTTTTCTTCGGCCATTTCGTTAGCTCCTATGGTCTGAGAGTCGGCGTTTAATTCAGCGCCGGGTGTTTGTAGCATTTTCTGTTTTTTTATTTTTTCGTCACGAATCTGTTGGTTGGAAAGCTCGGAGATCAGCCCTTCCAACGAGCCGAGACGATCCGCGAGACCTGATGCAACAGCGCGTCTGCCCGCCTGGATGTTTCCTGAATCGCCCTTCTCAACTACCTGCTCGGCGGTCCATCCACGATTACGCGCTACGGTGTCAATAAATACTTCCGCAAGATCGTCAATGTGCCGCTGGATCTGCGATCGGCCCCTTTCGCTTTCCGGATCGGGGCGTTTGTTTGGTGACTGCGAGGATACGAATTGAATTGATTTCTTGTCTTTGTCAACGCTCACGCTGCCAACCACGCCTATCGAGCCAAGCGAAGCGGTTTCGTCTGCCACTATTTCACCGGCAGCACTACCAATCCAATACGCGGCGCTGCACATAAGATGGCTGGCATAAGCAATTACCGGCTTTTCACCGCGAGTATCGAAGACGTGTTGAGCAAATTCTGAGGTTCCGTCGACTTCACCACCAGGAGAGTTGATGTGCAGGATGATTGACTTGACTCGGGGATTCTCACGGGCTTCGTTGAAGTCCTTCGCGAGCATCTCAATGGAGGTTGCGCCGCTGATCTCAGTAAAGAGATTTGCCCTGCCAAAGATCGGGCCCATTACCGGGATAACTGCTACGCCATCGCCTCGAATCTCTACTCGCCGGGTGTTGTCAAGTTTTGTTCCTGTCCTGGCTGAAACCGCTTCAGGATCAAAGTCGACGTCTAAAGCTTTCCGCTCAATTGCGGTGCGGTAGATGTCGTACATCTCCTGCAGCGACTCTGGCAGGATGGCCCAAGTCTTGGAGGCGTAGAAATCGAAGAGGCGGTGTTTCATTGGTCGTTGCTTGTATCAGAGTCTTCAGGATTATTTTTCCCGCCGTTTACTGAAGGCGGCTGATTGCGCCTCTCTTCGCGCCGGCCTTCTTCCTTCGCGATCTCTTCTTCACTGCGTTTTGGCAAACCAGCTCGCTCAATCAGGTGCGCGACTTCTCGCGGCGTGAAGATGTTTTGACCAGAGCCGAGGATTTCTGACAGTTCTTTCAGTGACAATTTTTGTACCGAGCCATGCTCGAGACGTGGTGCCGACGCGGGAGGCATTCCGTTAAGTCTCATCAACCGGGGCGTGGCGTGACGGTTAATCACCTCTGCGATCGTATCGAGAAACGATCCGAGTCCCTCAGTGAACAAATCTGCTTTCTTATCTACAAGTGCGAAGGATCCAACTTTCTGGTGACCAACCATCAAGAGATCCGCCATTGTGGACATCAGGATCTCTTGGTTCTTCCCTTCAATAGTTTCGCGGGTTTTGGCGTCATTGCGAGCGCCGCCATTCAGCAGCGATAAGCTGAACGCGGGGATCGTGGTGTCCTTATGCGGGTCTGACGGCATAAGGACACCGCCCATTTCATTCATGCGAATGGTAGTCGCCATCCTGCGAAGATACTCTGCCAGCTCTTTTTCATCGTCGCTTGCGTTTTTCGACAGGATCCTTGCCGGTGCCGTGATAACCGGGAGTCCCGCGAGGTACCTCTCAATCCCGATCGCTTCGAAGTTTTCAATGTTCTTCTTGAAATACCACGGACGGTATGCACTGCGGAGCAGGCTGCGGCCTTCCGGATTGTTTTTGTGCGTCGAGGTCCGAAAGAGCAGCGCCTTTTCGATATCAATCAGCTTGGTCTCGAACTTTGGCGCGGCCATTTGCTTCATGGCCTGCACGCCGCCCTCTTCGTCGAAGTCCCAACTTAAAAGCGACTCTTGACCACGGATTGCGAGCTTGCGCCAGCCGACTTTGTTGTCGTCAAACTTACTGGCCTTGCCTGGCTCTCGCTGCTCTCCCTGACGTTGTTTGTAGACGATCTCGAAGTAGGACCAGCCCCACGGCACAAACGAAAGGATCTCAGCAATCAGATCGCTAATCGCCTGGGACATGTCCTGCCAGCACTGTTCGGCGAATTCATGTGAGGCTTTGTCTTGAGCGTCTTTACCTTCTCCGGCTGGTTTCCATCCCCATGTGACTTGACGGCAGAGATACTCAATCGCGAAGAGCATCGCGGCAACAATCGGATCGTTGTTCACCATTTCCCGAACAATGCGCCGCCATCGGATGCCCTTAAGCTCGGTTAAGAATTCTTCTTGAACGTAGCCAGAGTATTGGACCAGACCGGTTACGCCGATCTCAGTGAAAGTATTCGATGGGCGACTTAGGGGTTCGACTTTGGCTGGTTTCGGACGTGCCACGCGTGAGAACGTAGCAGGAATGTCGTCTTTATTTTGCGAGCACTAACCAATCAGGAAAATCGGCAGTCTTTCCGCCAGCGATCTAACTAATCAGCCAAGGGTTATCTTGTGAAATGGTTATTGGGGGAACGATCAGGAGCTCATGCGTTTTCATCACTCCGTAACGAGCGGAATCATATGGATCATCCCCGCCGTTCCCGTCTTCATCGACGTTTACCTTTAACACGTCCTCCGGTCTGTGCGGGTCATGTTGCATCTGTGGCAGGCATTCAATCAATCTCACGCAGCGATCCGAAATCTCGATCTCGGGCTCAACGTTCTCGTCAGCGAGCGGATCGCCTAAAAGTTTCAGCAAGCGACTAGCACCGTTGACGCGATCTATGTTGGCCCGAGTTAACTCAATCCCTTCATCTTCGTATTCTTTAGCGATTGTTTTTTCCGAAGCGTTCCCGCGGGTCGCAAAAACGTCATGCCCAGCGACAAACACCGTAAGGTCTTCGATCTCTAGTCCGTGACGGCTGAGCATGGCCTTGATGCCGGCGGCGTTTTGGGCAACCAGAGCCTTTTGTTTCCACCATTCGTCAATGATCCTGATTTTCCCGTCATGCTCATTAAACAGGTGACAGACCGTGGGGTGCTGGAAACCGTAATCAAGTGAGCACCAGACTGGAGTGCCGGGTATAACGCGGAGGTTCTGTTTGACGATCGATTCGTGGTGCCATGTTGAGAAAAACTGGCCCGCAGCAATCTCCCAGTCGCCATCACGCCACGCCCGACGCTTCCAGCCCGGTAAACCATCGAGTGTTTTGCTGTATTCCGGATTGAGAAAGACGTTGTCTTTGTGCGTCGAGGGAATAAAGCGGGTCGACGTTTCTGTTTTCTTTCGGTGTGGCTCTATGAAGTGGCGCTTGAACCATTGATGGCCAATTCCGCCTGGGTTTGTGGTGTCGTATTCGCGAGGTCGCCAACCAGGCTTGGAAGTTCGAACGCAAGATGATATATCACTTCGCTTACCCTCAGATAACTGCGTCGATTCTTCCACTCCGACGCCGTCGTATTCAATGCCCAGGTAGGCGTCGATATCGCTCTCATTGCGATAGTGGCCCAAGATTACGCGGCTATCCGTCCGGGTAACCACCAAGAGACCTTCGGTGCGCGAGTAATCGTGTTCAACTCCCATCAGCACCTTGCGCCGCAGATCATCAAAGCTCTCGCGCGCGGCTTTCAACACCTTTCGCAGAAACAGATACTTCAATCCGCGCATGCGCTGGCAGTCATCAATGACCATCTGTGCCAAAACGCCGTGCGACTTAGCGCCACCACGCGCGCCACCGATGCCGATACGATTTGGTCCATCAGGCTTGTCGCACGAGCGCGCGGCCCCGTGAAACTCGAGTTGTTTTGGTTGGGGAACGTAGCCCGCCGCGAGAAAGCGCTTTAGCGCGTCTTCAGGGACACCGTAAAGCCTGGCAGTCTGAAGAAAGATTATGCCCGGATTATTCGGCCCGTAGATTTTCTGTAGTGCCCATTGAATTGTCGGGCTTTCAATGAGTACTGCTAAATCCGGGTCGTGCTCGACTTCAGTTGTTGGCGGCTGAAACCAACTCGACACGTCCTGGATTAACGAGTCGCGCAAACTCACTTGAGGCAGCGACGAAAATCTTTCGTTTGACTTCAGGGTCTGTGACATGCTCTTCAACGGCGCGCTTTAAGCCTTCTGTAATCGCTCTCATCATCGCTCTTGCGTCCTGTGCGGCGAGCATCTCATGTGCCTCAACTGCTCGCTTGCGCTGCGACTCTACGACTTTCGTCTTCTTTACAACGATTTCCTCAATCTTTTCCCACGCGTCCCAGTCTGCCGCGCCGCGGCTCAACAAGTCGCCCAGTTCATTGAGCAGATCTGGCGCTTCTCCATCACCAAGCGCATAGGCCTCTCTCGCGCGACCGAACAGTTCGAGCGCCTGCTTCCATAGTTCCCCCGATTCGCCCGAATCGACGCGCTTCGCGATGTCCATCAGACGCGCGTTCAACAGCTTGATGTCTTCGGTTAGGTCAAGGAGGTCTTTACCTTCGAGGGATTGAAACAGTTGGGCAAAACGTGTTGGCAGATATTTTGAATATAGGCCGTGCGTGAATCGTGGGTGCATCGCGCCAACACGGGACTTTCCGCCGTGCATCATGCACACCTTTTTACCGCGCATTGCTCGGCGTCGGCATTGGTTCCCGCTACGTTTTGATTTCGCTGCGCACTGCATACCAAGAGGTTATTTCTTCACGAAGAGGTGTTTATCCAACCATCACCTACACTTCCCTGAATTACCAAGCGTCCCAGCCAGACATCTACAGGTCGGCGAGCTTCCGATCCTCTGTCCTGATTTACATACCGGTAAAGTAGCAGGAGTCGGACTGGGCGTCGCTGAAGGGCTGGGAGACGGAGACGGCAAGGGCGTGAAGAAAACTCGCACGTGGTCTTCGCTGGCGAGACCGGTTGAGCGATCTGCACTGATGAATGTTAGGTTGTTTATGTCATCGCCAATTGCTGCAGCATAGAGATCCTTCCAGCATGGAGCATTAGTCGGCACGCCGTGTGTCCACTTGAACTGAGCAGAGTAATCCGATCCGTTAACAACGGGGCCCGTTGCTTCAAAGACCGCATTGCACTCCGGCTGTGTCTCTGAGCTCGCCGCCGTGATTGCAGATGAACCCGCCGCACGCAGCGCTCGTTTTGGCGCCGGAGCATCAAGCGGAGACTCTGTGATTTCCTCCGTGGCTTCGGTGAGTGGCGGGCTGGCTGTTTTAACCGCTTGGGGTGATGGCCGCAGTTCAACAGGCGAGTCCTGGCGGAGCAGTGAATACATCCCGCCTCCGACGGCCAAAATGCCGATTGCAATTCCTGATTTGGCTTTCTTGTTCATCCAACCAACCTCTCGGCAAAAGTGCGATTTGCATCAAGCGAATAAAGCTGAAACGGATACTGCTTCTTGTACCGCCGGATGTACTCCTGCGACTTGCTTAGCGTGTCATCGATGAGCTGAGCTATGTCAGCCAACATTTGTTGGGCCACTTCTGCTCTCACCTCTTCATCAAGCCCGCGGGGTATTCTCCGATTTACTCTCACCAGCAAGTCGTCGAACGTCGAACGTCGTTCCTGCACCATTGACTGCCAGCCCGGTCGCTTCTTGCACTTGCTCTTGTGATGAAACAATCCGCCGCACTCGCATAATCGCGCCTGAACACCCGCTCTCAATCTCGCCACCGTTTGGTGGAAGCAATGCGCCTTTAGCGCAATATCTTTGTTGGTATGGCCGGCCTGAATCAGGCCGACAATCTCGCGCTCCTTTGCGGGCGAAAGCTTTCGTCTATCCTTGTGACCCCTGATCGATATGTTACAGCCAGGGCATCGGAATCGCTCTCCCCCGCATCGCCTGAAGGGCTTTCGACAACTCAAGCACCAGGGCTTCGCTTCAGCACTCGCGATCGGCGTGGCGCAAGTCGCGATTCGGATCCCCGCGCTCGCCATCCTCGTCGCTACATGACAGGTCGCACAGTAGAAATTCTTCCCGTGTCGCGCCATTGGCCGCTGACAGGATATGCACCATGCGTTCTGTTCTGCTTTCGCTCGCCCGCGCCGCGTTGATAACTTTCGCGGCTGTGCGTAACGCCTGATGAGCGGTGGCGGCACGGAAGCAAATGGCGGCGAGATGGCAACTTGCATTTGTTAGTTCTGAATAATTGTTAGTAGTGAGTTCATCATTTATTTAGCACGCTGCAGCTGTGCCGCCTGAGCGGCTATTACCGTTTGTTGGTGTTCGATTGTTTTGTTCCTGTCCTCAATCGTTGCTCGCTGCAGATCGATTACAGCTTGTTTTTCCTTATCGCGAAACGCGTAAAATTCTTCTGACTGTTTCAGGAAAGCCACGGTCTGCGCATCAAGTAGCTTCTCTCTCTCGAGAGTCAGTTGCGTGTCGGTCCTTGATAACGCCACCAGATCGGCACGGCGCTTGTCGTTCCGATCGACCAAATATTTGACCAACCCTATCAGCCCAATGAAGGTGCTCGAGCCGCCGATGCTAATCAAGATGTCAATGATCCGCCCGCCTTCTGCGAAGGCCACGAACCCCCCGGCCATGCCCGCCAACGGGATCAACTTAATCAACAGTGAGAGAGGCATTAAGGTGATCGTTGAATGCGAAACAGCGTCCACGTTTCGAGTACTGTCCAGGTTGCGAATACCGTCACGCCCGGATGCCATGCTTGGGCCAACAGAAAGCTCAGAAACAACAGGAACCACATGAAGATTGACGCCATCGTTGCTCCGAGACGGAGGTTGTATGACCCGTAAATTACCGTGCAAATTCGGCATAAGGCTAGACAACATAGGCCAGATCCCCATAGCCAGCCGGGGGCCATCTTGGCCATCTGCGCGTAGGTGGGAGACTGCGTGAGAAGGCCGATTCGAAGCAGGGGGATCGAAAACGCCAACATGTACATCGCCGCATTGATTTCGGCCGGGCCCATTGCCGGCGCAAGCAATAAAGCTTTGATCCTTTGACCCGGAGTGTGGGAGCAAACGGGCTTCAATCACTTATTTCTCCGCACGGAACCGTGCCCAACTTAGCGGTTGCAGTTTATAAACCTTCCGCTCGGCTCAGCGCCGCGGTCAACTTCCTTGCTCAACTGATCTGTCTGGTTTTGGTCGCACATCCAACATCATGTCGCCGTCTGTGTTCAGTTCGGTCACCTTGAAGTCGTGCGTTATGCTATTCCAGCGCATTGACCCCGCTTCATTAGTGCGTACTACTACTGTCTCAAGTTCGGTGATTTCATCTGGCATTACACACCTCGTTACGCCTGATTTCCCATCTGAAGCTCGGACTTGCCTCTGGTGCGAAGCGCCGTCGCGTCTGAATCCGCAGCTTCAGCCTTGATTTCTTCGTCGGTCTTTCCAGTGGACCGTCCGCCCTTGATGATGCTGATGAGCCCGGCGACAGTCTGTGCTGCCACTGGCTCCACAGCGTTTGTGGTTTGAAGGATTTTCAGCAATAGATCGATCTTGCTGGTTGATGTGTTTGGCGTGCTCATTCGGCAAATACCTCCAGTCCAGAGCTGGTCTCTCTGATGTGCGCGAACGCTTTCAAATGTTTGTCAAACGACGAGATGATGCGGTCCATGTGATTCACATCGCTGGCTTTGAACAACTGCGCGATCGCTACGGCTTGGTTGATGAGCGTCGCCACGGACTGCAAAACCAGATCGACTGTCTGGTGCCCGACGCGGAGACCAGTGGCCGCGAGGGAGAGTTTTTCGAGTATTAGCAATTTGCTGCCCTCGAAAGTCTCCTTTGTCAGCGTCTTGGCGATATCGAGCGCCTGAATCAAGTACTCGTTTGAATCGTGGATCACGGTCGCAACTCGGCGGCGCATTTCAATCGCGCTAGGGCTTCCCTTTACGCCATAAGCGCCAGCTTCGTAGAGTCTCCCGTTCGTATCGACTGCCGCCTCCAGCGAGTGGGCAACTTGATTGAGCGTCGTGTTGAGTTTCTCAAGCGTGTCAGGATCGCAGGCGGTCTGACTTCCCGCTAGTGCCATCATTCCGGTTACGCCAACTGTCAGCGTTAGTTGAGTGCCCCACGTCATCGTTGCCGGAAAGCTGAGCAACACTGAGAGCATGAGGCCAAGGCTTGTTTCCCTGTAAAACCGTCTGAATGTTTTCATTTCACAATCCTCTCGAAAGAAAGAACACTTGCAAGCACGGGCGTTAGGGTAACGAATGTCTTGGAATTAGGTTTTTGGCGGGCAAAATTGAAAAGAGCCGAGCGCTTGCGAGCTCGACTCAATTCGCAGAAGACACGTTACTGTAGCCTGTTGGTTGGATCGTTTATCCTTCTTCGCGGCCCCCTCGGTTCCCGGCCTTCTTTCCACCTTTTTTAGTTACCATAGCTTCTATGTGCTGCTCCGTTTCTGTCAAAATTACCCCTCGGGGCAAAATGGATAGTACGCCGTGATTGGACGTTATTTAGTAGTGTTCTTCGTCGTATTCAACTGCCAGTTCATGCGCCGCACGTTCCACATTGAATTCGTCGCCGTCTGGCATGTCTGCGGGCATCCACATCGCCGGCGCCGTACCGTGTTGACGCTTTCGCTCTCGCGACCATTTAATATGACCCGCGCTTTCGAGGCTCCGACATATCCTGTTCAACTCTTCTTTGCTGTTCAGCCGAGCGCGCTTCAGTAATTCGTCTGGTAGCCAGCAGCCTCCCTTTATATAGGCCAATACGCGCTCAGACATTGAGCTGGGCTTTTGGGTGAGTCGCTCAATCTCCCAATTTGTTTCCTGTTCCAGGTTATCTATGTAGCGCGCGGCGTACTTCGTTTTCAGTTTTGAGCGCACCACCTTGCACATCCGCATGATCAATTCCAGGTCCGCAAAAAGAGTTTGCCTTTCCTCGGCGTCGAGCTCTTCATCTTCGATTAAGACGTCGTCTTCGCTGTCCGGATCTTCGGCCTCAACTGTGATTTGAATTGGCTGATCGTTCGCGCTCTGAGTCGGCAGTAACTCCTGCGGAGCGTTTCGCTCGAGACGCCCTCCGTTGCGCCCCTCGCCTGCATAAATCCATGCTTTGAATTCTCGGATTGAATAATTGCGGTCATGCGCAATCTTTGCCGCTCGGACAGGATTTGTTGCCTTTAAAGCGCAAATATGATGTGAAATAGACAGATTTGGAACTCGTCTTCCAAATTGGAAAGTTCGGTAGCTGTTCGCCAGATCGCGAATCCACCGGGCACTTGTGCCGTGTTCTTGTGCGAATGATCCGATATTGTTCTCGCCGTATTTCGTGGCTATCGTTGCCGCGATCGCGGCGAGCTTCCAATGCTCTTTTTCTAACGCGCTGGCCGTGTCATCCCAGTCCTGTCCGATCTCGTCTTCCGTTTCTCCGAGATACACCGGCATTCCGTCTTCATCTATTGCAAAGTGAGGATCAACTGTTGGCGCCAGACTTTCAGGCGGTCGCGTCATTAAGGCTGTCATCTATCGAATCTCCTTGATATCAGGCGTGCGCGCGTATTTGCGCCAGAGGTGGATGAGTTTTCGAGTGTTGCGTGGCGCGGGAAACAACTTCATTGCCTTCAACTCTTCGGCGTCGGGCCAATCGTTGATGGCTAATTGGACTAGCACTACGTCAGAAGCACAGAATGCTACAACTTCAAAAGGTGACAACTTCGGCGCCGGCGAGCAAACATATCCCGCTGCTTTCAGCGCGCCGATAGATTTTTGTTGCAGTGCTCTGAGCGTGCGTGCCTGGGGGATAGAAGCCAAATGTTTACTCCCACGTTTCAGGTTGGATTACTTGGCGTGTGGGAGCTCGCCGGTGATTGGAATTGATAGCTCTCCGCGCTCTCGAAGCGTCGCTTTAGACCATGCCTCTTTCGCATTGATTCGCGGCTAATCACGTTGTTCTGTTGTCGATGTGCCTCACAGTGAAAAGCTGTCACTGCCGGATCTCCGCAGATTACGCACTTGCCCTGCTTGCGCTTGCGCATTTGGTATTTGCGCTGCCGCGAGACACCCATACGCGTGAATTCGTCAATGATTTCTGCGGGCATTTTCGTTAAGGTCTGACCTCCCACGGCATCGGTTTCTCTTGTGACTCAAACAACGCTCCAGCACTTAGGCCCAATCGCACGCGACGGCCGTACTCAGCCAGTAGTAACGAATCCGCAATCTTGTGCGTGATGCGCATCGTTGGAAACAACTGCTGAGCTTTTGACTTACTCACATTCTTGTTGCCGCCGGTTCGACAGTCTAGAAGCTTCTGCCACGTCTGCGGTGCTACGTCTTCAAACGGAATTCCAATTGTCACAAGACACCCGCGGAGGAAGCCGTAACCTTTCGCAAATGTGAACGTGCCAGTCGCGCCCTGCACCGTAACCGTAACTTTATCCAGTCCAAGATCCGTCAACTTTTGAATTAGCTGCGCGTCGTAATGCCCCGCGATCTTCATTGCGATGTTCCGGACCTGGTTAGCGTCTTTGTACTGTCGCGTTGCTGGCATCGCATGAACCTTTTCGATGAATGCCAACACTTCAATCTCTTCGTTCTGTGCTTCGGCGTAGATGGACCACAGGTGATCGCTGATGTCCTTCTCGGTCTCGGGCATGCTGATCGCGGACGGCAACCAACGTGGTCCATCCTGCTTTAGCTTTGCGATGCCACCGCTCAATCCCGGATCTATGCCAACGATGATCATTGGTTACGCGTTTGCTGGTTCTGCTAACGGTTCGGTTTCTGCCTGCGCCGATGGTTCGGTGATATCGGTGTGGGGCTTGAGCGCGTCCAGTAGTTCGGGCCACTCCAGATCTTCATTTCGGCGCATCGGCATCACGAGAAAAAAACAATCATCGCGCTCGTATGGACGGATTACTATCGGCCCGTCTTCGGCGTGTTTGATCTCCGTTCCGCTCCAGATGGCGAGGTGTGGGTAAGCAGCGCCGCACAGCTTCGCGCAACGCTCAATGTATTCAGGGTTGTAATCGCTACGTTCAATGTCAGGTGTCCACTTCGGCAGAACGGCGCGCCAGTTCGGGAAAGACCCGTCCGACTCAATGCGGCTGAATCGAACGTCCTCCCGGCCTCGGTTGAGCAGCGACGCTGAACCGTCGTCGTTGACTTCCAGCGTCCTTTGTTTGCCGCACATCTCAGCAAGATAACTATCGAATCGAAGCATGATTCCTTCTGCCGGGCATTCGCCGTCTTGATCATGGAACACGCCCAACGTGTGGCCGTCCGTTGCGATGATAACGACGCCCTTCTCGGGCTCAATTCGTATAGTGTCCAGCGAATAGCGGCTCTGTTCTTTGGTGACGAAGCTGCCCGCGTCTCTATAGTACTCAGCCAAGATTCTCGCTTTCACCTTTTCTCTCCCTTCCTCTCCATTTCATAACAAGCACAAAGCAGATAAAAAACTTACGCGGCTAGAGCTTTGCGACTATTGAACCGCGAGCTTCCGGGCGTATGTGCGGTATGCCAATGATCTCCGTGCTCGCATCTGTAAACCACGTGGCCCAGCTTACTCGCAATCTGCTGAGCCTCATCCTCAGTCGAGTACACAACCTTGCGACCACAAGCCCAATATTTATCATCCTGTGCCTGCTGTTTTACCGTCTTAGTTCGTTGGCGGGCCTTGCGCCGCATTGTCTGCATTATTCGTTTTCGAGAGTGGCTCAAGGATTCATTTCTCTCTTTCCGAGTAGTCGGTTAGTTCGTCGCGGTTCATAGTTGCTCATTAATGAAAAGAGTATCTGAGGCGTAAATCACGCCAGCGTCTTCTTGAATCAGTCCGTTGGATCTCAATCGCGACAGGTAAGTGCCGAAACTCCCGCCTGACGCTTCCATGTCAACCGCTTTGGCAAGATCGGCGCGTGAAAGCCCTTCGCCACTGCGACGTAAACGGAAGAGAGTCTCCAGCATTTTTGCCGCGCCCCCGCTAATCGCTGGAGTGTTGAGCCATTGCTGAAGAACCTCTTCGCTCGACAATGGCTCGGGCAGACGGTCCGCCCCGATATGCTCAATGCCCGCTTCGCTGATTTGCACATACTTGCCGTCGTCGACGACAAGGCCAGCCGAACGGAGACGGCTCATATAGGTACCGAATGAACCGCCGGTGTGCTTCATCTTGGCTAATGTGCCGAGCTGTGGCTTGGTGAGTTTTAATTCAGGCTTGGAGGCTAACACCTGAAGAATGCGAAACGCGCCTCCGGTGATACCGGTCACGTCGCCGTTTGAGTGCGGTGCCTGAACCGAAGGGACTGCTCGCCTGGGTAACGCTCTCGGAATCTGCGAGGACGTTGGTACGGCAGACTTGTGTCCGTTCGTGCGGAGCTTTTGAAGTGACACTGCGATATCGCGCGCCGCGTTTCCTAATTCACTTCGTAGTTTTAGGTTGAACTCCTGGAGGAAGTCGAACAGCCGATCGTCCGCTTTGATGAGTTTCTGCGTGACGGTCTCCATGCGTTTAATCTGCGCGTCTTTGAGTATCGGCTTTTCGACTTCTTTGATTGTCTCGACTGTCTTGGTTGACGCTGGAGTCTTGGTGTTGAGCTGTTTCTTTAGTTCTGTTATCTGCGCTTCGTATTTTTTGCGAATCTCTTTTGGATCATTGGCTTTCTCTTTTTCGATAACGCTCGCAAGTTTCTCTTTGACTACTTCAAGATCGACGCTGCCCCAATCTTTCGTGCTCACCTTCGTCTGAAGCTGTGGCGGCGCAAACGAATCGAACGTAGTAAACATCGGGAACATGATGCGCTCTGGTCCAAAGCCTGCCTCCGGTGACCACACATAAGCTTCACCGCGTTTCATGCCCGCCAGGTTGTTAAGGATCTCGCGTGCGACTTCTTTACTGCCAGCCCCTTGGAGCCACTCTTCGACAGACGCGCGCGCCGCCGGGTGCGCAATACGCATCGCAACCAACGTCTCGCATGCGTCGAGCGTGTCATTGTGAACTTTCTGCGGTCGCTGCGATGCAATGAGATTTATCAATCCGAGTCCGCGGCCTTCGTTAATCAGTCGGTTGGTCCAGTGCAGCGACATGCCGACGTCGGGACTCATCACTTTGCCCTTTGGCGCAAAGTTGTGAACCTCATCAACCACCAAATAGAATTCGCCGCCTTTGGCGTTGAAGAGTGACGAGGCGAAGTCGGTCCAAAACTTGTGCATCCCTCCCTGCGTCCAGCCGCGGAGCCCGACGACGCACGGTCGATTGCCGCTCGTAACCAGTTCGGCAATGTGCTTGCCTGAGTATTCATTGAGCGGAACATCGGGAGGAATCGGCTTGCCTGCGGTCTCTTTGAAGTCGCCAAACAGGATTACCGGGAATCCCGGTCCTTTGCCATCTGCCGAAACCTTCAGACCATTCCAGTCGCCTTTTGGATCGATGATGCAGACGCGCTTCTTTTGACTGAGTAAGTGCTCAACGATGTGCCGGAGCGCCGAAGACTTACCAGCTCCGGTCTTGCCCAGCACAACCAAGTGCTGTGTAAGGATCTCTTCAGGGAAAATTAAACGTGTCGCCACTGGTATTCTCCTGTCCTGCTCTATTCTCCTGAACTGAACGGGCTGAAGTGTTGTGCCGCAACCTTCGGCCCGACCTCTTTAGCGCTTTAGATTGAGTTCAGCGCTCCACTGACCTGTTCAAGCGTTACGTTCTTTGCCGCCATCATTGGCAGATAGATCTCTTCGCCAACGCGAAAGGCATCGAACAAATTGGGATTCTGGATATACAACTCCATCTTTCCAGATGGACTCGCATGCCAGAACTTGGAATTTTCGTGCGTTGGATCATCGTGCTTGTACGGCACCGGCTGAAGCTCAACACGAATACCATCAGTAACCGGATCCCCAGTCTGAAAGTCGGGATGGCCCGTCTTCTGGACCGAAGAGACGTAGAACTTTGCGACTGCTATGTACTTAGAATTGCTGCTCATGAACGCTTTCTCCTTTGAATGAAAAATATGTCCCGCCCTGTGCTCGTTGGAAACCAATCGGGCCGAAACGCTTGCCACAAATCTGCCACAGTCCATTAACCACATGAGCCGCAAACGACGCTTTAAGCGGCTATTTAGACTGCAACCCGTTCGCTGTTTTATTAGGTTGTGAGGCTTATTCAGGTGTGATGTAAGACAGAACTATCGATTCATAACCCCAAGGTCGGCGGTTCGATCCCGCCCCCCGCTACCAATAAAATCAATAACTTAGGCGGCAGGCATCTGCCGCTCTTTTGCTATTGTGGGGACTTTTGTGTCGGTCCGCGTTTGCCGTTGCGCAAGCGCTTCCATTGCACGTCTCAAACCGTCATCCGTGGCGTGAGTGTAACGCGCAGATGTTTGAATACAGCGATGGCCAAGTATCGCCATGATCTCTCGAGTGTTAGTGCCGGCGTCGGCGAGCCTGGTCGCGGCTGTGTGTCGCAGATCATGAAACCGAAAGTCGTCGAGACCTGCAATAACACAAGCAGTGCCAAACCCGTTCTTGAGATCGGTTCGTGGCTTCTTAGTTTTATCGTTGAAAAAGACGTACTCGGTATGACCGGTTTCGCGGTGCAAACCGAGTAATTCCCTTCTCGCGATACCATTCATCGGAATGCTTCGGCTGTGGCCTGATTTAGTTTGCTCGCGCTGAGAGTTCATCACGTGAATTAGACCACGCTCAAAATCAACGTTCGCCCAACGCAAACTCAACAGTTCACCGCGTCGCATGCCCGTGTGAATTGCCAGAATAACGACCGGACGCAGATCTGCTCTTGGTCCAGTGAGGACGGATAGCAGTCGTGCTTCTTCTTGGTCCGACAGATAGCGGTTACGCTCATTGTCTTCACGAAAGCGTTTTACTTTTCGGCAGGGATTCGAAATCGTTAATCCCTGGTCGATGGCTAACGAGAAAACCTTTGAAAGCAACTCCAGCTCTCGATTGACCGTGGAAGGTGCACGCTCGCCGCCTCGTGCTGTTTTGGATGCACGTCGATCCCGCTTGTACTTCTCAATCAGAATCGGCGAAATCTCATCCATTGGTTTGCTGCCTAGTGCCTTAATCAGTGGACGTGAGCGAAACTCATCATGTACCCACGTTCGTTTGTTAACCTTAGACCAAGGTAGGAAGGTGTCGGTGATGAAATCCCGCAGCAACGGAGCGGGAGTTTTCGGTGCACCGTAAGTACCTTCATACACTTGATCACGAATTGCGTGTTCGGCGCGTTCGGCTTGCGCCTTAACGCGGGCTTCTGGGATCGAACCGCGATAGCGCCTGCCGTTGACCCAGAAGTCGTAGCACCACTTGCTACCCCTTTTGAAAACTGACATCGGTCTATTCCTCTCTGCGGATCGCAGCCCGTTTGAGGAATGGCGGCATGCTAGCGCTTCGCATTGGGTCGTGTCCATTCCAAAATTTCATCAAGCAAGAAGATGGTCCTATCGCCTGCTTTGCGATAAGGTATTCGTCCCTGACTGACCATTTCATAAACTGTTCTTGTTTTGATCCGCAGCAGCTCCGCAAGTTCCTTTACATTGAGAAACTTCGGACGTACCTCATTAGTGCTAGCTCGATTTGTACTCATTGCTAAACCTCAGAGACTAAGACGTAATCCGATTAGGACCATCCCGGTCCGAATCGGCATAAATGACTAGTTATTCAAGGTTCGTGCCGTATGTAATGAAAGAGGTATAGGTCTGCTGACGTGATAATAAATAGTGCTACATGGATATTGAGTTTAGTGAGTTCCGATCAATTGAATCACCGGCAGTGTTCCCTTAAGTGTTGGAAACAGGGCAACGAGTGCTCAAGATCCAAGGCACTCGCTTGCCGCCACAGCAGCCTTCCTTTACAAACGAATCTCTGGCGCGATACAGGTAAACGGCCGTGCACTTTTCCGAGCGCACAGAGCGGTTGTATGTCATTCACAACAGGTGTGTGTAACTCACAACACCCTTGCGGCAGGCTCTTTGAATTCCGTCGTGATACTGTCGGTGGCAAAGGGTAGAAGGCGTGCTGGCCACCTAATGAATTTCCCTGGTCGCTTCACTCCTGACGGCGTGCCATGAATTATTTATAGGTCTTGCCATCGTGAATTACCCAACCTGCGACATGCCGACCTTGCGGGTCATGGTGCGTCCAATGGATGACCCCGCCTTCGTCGTTCCAGACATATTCGCCGTTGAAGCGGACGCTGTCGCCTGCTTTTAGTCCGACGATTCGCGGGACGATGTCGATGTTGTGAGTGATCAGTAAGGTCTGTCCCGACGCAAGCTGAACGATGAATCGTTGATGTCGCGAACCGTCTCGATCGTCCGCCAGAACACGAATCACTTTGCCCTCGCCCTGGACCTGTAAGTTACTTGTACCACTCGCAAACGCGCGACCGATGGGG